AGTACCTTTGTCGGTTTCTAGGGTATATATTTTTTTGTAACCTTCTTGCCAGTCGTCACTAACTAACATTTTTCTTTCGTTGTTATCCCACTTTTTAAACTTATAGCCTTTAGAAGATAACACTGTAAAAGTATCGCCTACTAGGGCTGATAGTTTGGTGTATTTTCTCTCTTGTTCCATTATTTACCTCCATACTTTAATCGGTATAAAGTGGCTATAATTACTACAAGTAATATAAATCCACCTATTAATAACACCGTGTCTAGATTTGTATGTTTATTTGAAGCAGTTGTATAACAACTAACATTGTCTGCTGTACCAACACAACTATGGTATTGGTCTAATAATTGTTGGTTAGTTAATTCGTTCATTATTCTCCTTTGTAATTTATTAGTTTCTTGTAACTGTCAGGGTAAGTGTTTTTTAACTTTTCCATAGCTAGTTCAGGATCTAAACTAATCCAATCTATTTCGTTCAGCCTAGCAAACTCGCCATAGTAGTGTAATGCCATTACGTTGTATGCAAAGGCTGCCATCTCTTTAGTTTTAGTATATATTGCTTTGTTTTTACCATTTACTTGTACTCTTGCTCTCCAACTACCAGTAACGTGTTTGGTAACACCTTTATAGCCAGATTTACTGTCTTTTCTCAATGGTGCATTCCGATTGTTTTCTGCTATTGTGCATATTCTCAGGTTCTCTCTTCTGTTGTCGAGAGAATTACCGTTTATATGGTCAACTATTTCTCCTTTTTTTGGTTGCATTATTTGGTTCTGCATTCTAAAGGTCTTACCTTTGAAGCTTCTTGCTGCATAACCAAGTAGGCTAGCTCTACCCTCTCTATGACTCCTACTTTGATAGTACCAAACATATTTATTAACGATTGGATAGTCTATATCACTTACCATTGCTCTTTTCCCCTGTGTCAACTCTATTATTTTCATTGTTTCCTCCATAGCTTATGAGTTTACTATAAGCGTTTGGATACCAAGTTTCAAGCTTTTTCATTGCATCTTCTGGAGATAGTGCTATAAAGTCAGGGTAGCTAGAATATTGTGGGTATTTTTCTTGCCAGTCCTCTCTGGGTGTCCACTTTGGCAGTTTGCGAGATTTAAGAGCTTGCTCTACCTCGCTGATTATCTTATCTACCTCTTTTTGCATTTCTTTAGTCTCTATAGTGTGTGGTAGCACTCTTAAATCGTCTGCTGAGGCGTATATAATGGTAAATGAGGGCTTTTTAAGTGCTAAGGCATATAAAGCACCCTGTAAGGCGTGGGCGTATTTAACGCCACCATATACGCTTTGCATACCGTCTGGAGTTCTGCGTTTCTTATCATTGGTTGGGTCTAGATATTGCCATTGAGAGTTTTTAACACTCTTAACTTCAATAATTTCACCGTCCTTGATAGCATCTAATATACCAATGCAACCTCGATACTCTACTTCCACTTGGCTCTTATCTGGTTTGAGTAGTCCGAGAATGTTGTCCTCTACACTATCGCCTCGTCTAAAGACACCTAATGTATAGTCCTCTTGTGGCTTTTGGGGTACACCTATTATTTTTAACACTTGCTCCAATAGTGGCTTACCTAATTGACCTGCTGATAGCTTGCCACTAGGCGAGTGTTTAGCACTCTCGGCTTCATATTCAGCTCGTATAGTAGCTACAATTTCTCTTTGTAAGTCGGTGTTTAATTTACTTTTTATCATTTTTACCTCTAATAGTTAGTTTGTCTAAACTATTACTTACATTTATGCCTAAAAAGTCATTCATATAGTCGTCTGCCATACTTTGCATTTCTTTGTCTTGGTCTTGGTCTATTTCTTTTAAGTCCATAAGAGCAAATTGTAAATTAATATAGGCGTGTAATAGATCCACGTTATCGCCTGTATTGCCTTGTAATAGCTTTTCGGTCTTTTCTAAATACCTAATAATCTTTTTATAATCTTTCATACTCTCTCCTTATTTAATTCTACTTCTAGTATACTCCGTTGCATTACCTTTGTCAATGCTTTTGCATATACTTTTTTTTAGTTTTATTTGTTATAATTACTTTTGCCTGTGGTTAGATCTCATACTCTCTCGCCACAGGCTTTTTGAATATTAAAAACACCACCTTCTATCCCTCATATATTCTAGGCATCTGTTTATTTATCTTATACTTCATTTACATTGTTCTTATAAGCAAGTGAGGTCGCAGGTCGCAGGTGGTCGGCGTTGCCTGCACTGTCATCTGCCTACAAGTAGTCTTTTTTGATTTATACAGCAGATCACTAGAAACTACTGTCGAAGCTTTAATGTACCCTCAAATAAAGTTAGCTCCCCGACTGGAGAGCTAGACGATACTGTATATTAAGCATAGCTTAACAGACCGACACCCTCCGTGTCAATAGGACTTTTTATTCGATTGAACCAAATATACAGTATCTGGTTAAAACAATCATATTCTCTTAACTGCTTATTGTCAATAGTGCTAAAATATAACTATGTTTGAAGATTGGCTCAACCACCAAGACCCAGAGTTTATACGTTTTCTTTACCGAGTATATAAATCAGAAAAAAGAAATGTTATTCGTGATGATGAAATCTTTACTATTGCTAAAAAACTAAATATGCGTATCAATGACATTGAACAGGTAATGAATTATAAAATCTAAAAATCCCTTTTACTTTAAAAAATCGTTTGTCTTTTGAAATATAATATCCTTTTAAAAATCCCTTTGCTCTAAAAAAACAAGAAGTCCTTTTATTTAAAAAAATACTGTTCATTCCTTTTGTCTAAAAAATCAGTCTTTGGGATACTTCCCAGTCTCCTTGAATATTTGCAGATTCCTTTTAATTTTGTCTCTAGCAGATAGTTTGTCTCGGTTCCCGCCCGACGAATCTCCTAGTCCCCTTTTTTTATTCCAGAAAATGTCTGTTGCTTGTTCAATTTCAACAGTAAAAATCCTGTACTCCTTGCCTTTGATATTTACAATTCCATTACTCGGTAGCTTATCAGGATTATTTACAGGTATTAAGATAGGCTTTTCATTATCGTGTTGTAAATAAACCTTATTGGCAGGCTTCACAATCAGGATTCTCTATATCGCAAGTCTGTACACCATCTAAAAAATCAGGCTCGCTATCATCCTTGCGTATTGCATCAGCCTTCTCCTGCATAGCTTCAGGCTCTAAAATATCACTATGGCTTGTCTGTAGCCTATTTGAAGCGTCTTTTTGAGCTAATTGGTATAACAGGCTATTCTCCCCTGAAATCTCCTTGAGACGTGCTAATTCTTTTTTGTTCATTGCATCACCTCCAATTCGTCTAGCATATCGCTTGGCGTTCTCAATTAATTCACCATAACTAATGCTATCATTATCCAATTCATTCCTCAATTCTCTAATTCTCTTTTTGTTCATCTCACATCTCCCTATAAATAAATATTAATTTTAAAAATTACTGATATTGTTATTATTGCAATAGCTATAAAAGCTACTAAAATAACCTGTTTTTTGTTTCGTCTTTCGGATCTTGATATAAAATGTCCGTATTTGTTGTAAACTTTCATTTGTCAAATATCTTTCTCGGTTAAAAATTGCATTGCACCTTTTACAATGCCATTAGCCATATCTTGTTGGTCTTTTGATAAGCTAGTCCATAACGCTATGATTTCTAAACTATCGTATTTGTCACGATTAGCCACGTTATACATAACACCGCCAAAACTATCTTTTATAACTTGCTTATAAACTTCGTTATTTTCTATCATTTCTATTGTGTTCATAATCTAATTATTCCTTTATATTTATTAAGTAATTATTACTTTTTGTTATGTGCAAGTAATCGCCATTTTCAGCTTTTAGCATTACGCTATAGCTAGAGCAATTACCCTGTACCGACATAAGTAGCGAATTTTACCTTTTAGCCGTTATGGTGTGCTTGACTCTTATATTGCTATTCACTATTTACACTCTAATAATAGCACAGTATGGTTGTGCATGTCAATAGGTTTATAACACAAATATGCTAATGTATACGCATTATGTTCGTAAATGTGCATATTTTGCCTTCACAAAAGCAAAACAAATTGCAGATAATTGCCAATTATACCTGTAATAATGCTATAATAAGGGTATAAATCCAAGATCAGAAATTTGACAATAAACGCCAAAAGCACAACAATATTATTTATGAGTAAAGACAAGCGAACAGGAATAGCCAAACATAAAGACAAGCCATTGCGTAACAGTCAGCCGAACCAATGGCAAGGCAACCCAAAACAATTACTATTCATGAGATATTATTTAGATGTTAATGAACCACAAACATTTGCAAACATTTACAAGTCAGCCGTTAAAGCAGGTTATAGTGATAGCTATGCAAGAGACCTATCTAGCACAAAAGCAATCAAATGGCTAGACGAATACACCAATACTAGTAATTTAGAGCTAGAACACTTAGAGCAGCAGTTAGCAGAGTTAATAATAGATAAGAATAGGGTAGATAGTAAATCAATAGATGATACTAGATTGAAAGCTATAGAATTAGTAGCTAAACTGAAAGGTTATATGATAGAGAGAAAACAGGTACAATCAGTTGTTAAGGTAGAATTAGGCAAGGTTAATGCACCTATAGAACAGATAGACTAGATATTACACCTATAAGTTACACTACTAGTTATTTTTACAGGTATAGGGGAGGGGGTATATCCCCCTTATTCTCCCCTTTAAAAGACACTATACTACTACTATATATATATTATGTTGTTGTTGTGGGGGATTCCTTCATTCACACTGATACGCTATTTACTTTGATACGCTAACTTGATACGCTAAATGTATGAAATGCTTATATTGCAATAAAGACTTTGAACCGTTAAGAAATACAGCCAAGTTCTGCTCGGATGCTTGTCGTAGAGATTTCAATAGGGGGGTAGAAAAAACAAGCTCTAAAAAAATACCAGACCCCAAAACAAAGCTCGATACTCCCTCTCTAGATGTTCTTCCTCCTAAAAAGGATTGGTGGTCAGCCTTTGTTCCCTATGAACCTATTATGGATGAATACCAGCCTCTTAATGGAGATGTTTACTGTGAACACTGGGGTCTTTTAAAAGGAGCCTATCCTAAAGGTAAAGGAACTGACCTTCTTGCTAGAAGTTATGTCACTCACTTACAGGACCATCAAGATACCTGTAGCCCTCTTTCTAAAGGCAGAAAATACAAAGAGGTGTAATGTTATACACACCTCACAAGAAGCAATTAGAAGTTCATCAGAGTCCATCTAGGTTTAAGGTTCTTAACTGGGGTCGTAGAACAGGTAAATCTATGTTTGCTTTAGAATACGTCTTATATGAAGCTATGCGAAGACAGGGAAGATATTGGATAGTTCTTCCTACTTATCGGCAAGCCAAAGACATTTACTGGAAACAATACATCCGTACTTTAATTCCTCAAGAACTTATCAAAGAAAACAACAATGTCGACTTATCAGTCACTCTAAATTATATCGAAGACCAAACTAACGGAATCAAACACGATAAAAGTAAACCTCCTTCTACGATAGAACTTAAAGGTTCTGATAACGCTGACTTACTGCGTGGAGCTGAAGTTAATGGATTCGTTTTTGATGAGTACGCTTATCACGACCCTGATGCCTGGAAGTTAGTCTTCGAACCTATGATGCTCTCCACTAAAGGGTTTGCTATGTTTATTTCTACCCCTAATGGATTTAATCACTTCTACGAGCTGTATATGTACGCCCAGGGCTACAAAAAGACTGACACTGGGGGATTTGAGCTAGTTTATAAAAAAGGTCGCCCTGGATGGTTCTATTCACACGCTACACCGTATGACAACCCTACCATCTCTAATGCTGAAATAGACCGTATTAAAAGTGAGAACTCTCCTGACCAGTTCGCCCAAGAATATATGGCAGAGTTTAAAAAGATGGAAGGACTTGTTTATAAGCAATTCGACAGAGGTATTCACGTTATCAGTCCTGAGAAGGTACCTACAGTCGGTTCTTACGTTGTGGGGATAGACTTTGGTTTCACTAACCCTACTGCTGTTTTATACGTTTTAATTGACTACGACCAAAACTGGTATGTCTTTGATGAAGTTTACGAGAAAGGTAAAACGATAAACGATATAGCTACAATCATAAAAGAGAAGTCTGCTGGTAAAACCATAATGACTTATGTAGGAGATTCAGCTCAAGCCGAACACATCGCTAATTTAAATCAGCAAGGTATTCCTTGTATCCCTATTTCAAAACGAAAAGACTCTATATCAGCAGGTATTAACTTAATCCAAGAAGCTCTTAAGCCACGAGAACAGTTAAGTGGAAAACCAAGACCTAAATTATATGTCTCCTCAACTTGTATTAATTTAATAGAGGAGTTTGAGAAATATCGTTATCCTAGTGATGATGCCAAGAAAAATGCCAAAGAAAACCCCACCCCTAAAGATGACCACGGATTAGATGCTCTACGATACTTAAAACTGTTCTTCCAATACGAACTTAATAAGGATGAGGAGTTTCAAGATGAATCAGATCTATTCTCTGGAGGATTTTATAGATGACCTACATTGACGACTTACAACGACTAATAGAAACTATCGACTTTGGAGATGTTCAAGTCACCGTTAAACGCCACACTAAAAAAACCCACCAAGTAATAATCCACGCTTACGAGTCACACAAACCCAAAGATAATGCCCACGCAGCAGCTTTAATTATGCAAATTATTAAAAACGCCTATTTAGATGGTTATTCAGGCTCTATTTCATTTACTGTGGTATTTCATAAAGGCAAGATAACTCGTCTCGTTAAGCAGGAGAATATGCAAGTAGATTATGTTGACCAAGTTAAGGATAAACAGTATAGTAAAGTAAAACCACAGGAGAGGGACTCCACGGATAAATAATGGAGGATACTAATGAAACAAATCGATAAAGATTATTCAGCAGATAAAGATGCTATACGAACTGTGGTAGATACTTTTGATGAAAAAGAGTCAATGCTCATCTCAAAAGTAGAAGACTCACTATCATTTAAATCTAAAGTAACTGACTCTCGCCTCTCAACTATCATATGGGAGAGAGCTGGTAGAGTTATGGGTCAAATGCCTAGTGGAGTAGTTAAAGCTCTCACAATGAAGGACAAAGGCAAATCAATGTTAATGGATGTTATCTTACAGAGATATATCCAACCTAACGCTAATTCACAATTCACTCACCTTACCAAGTTAAGAATGTGGGATTTATACTCAATGGTCTATGGAGTTATGCCAATGATGTATGACTATCGTATTGATGATGAGTATGTCGGACCAGACTGCTGGCTAATACCTATTCGTAACTGGATTCCTCAAAGAGGTAAAGTGTCTATTCAAGACTCTGATTATAACCACGTTGAAAGTATGGTGTCGGTAAGATGGCTAGAAGACAAACTAGACTCTAAACTTGGTGACTGGAACAAATCAGTCTTAAAAGAAATTATCAAAAAAGCTAAAGACGGTACTACTTCTAAAAAAGAGTCACGAGATGAAAGCTATGTCGAACAAGACCGTGACCAAGACCCTAAAACTCAAACAGGTAAAGCTGCTCAAGTTAAAATAGTAACTCGCTACGAAGCTGGTAAAGATGGTAAGTGGATAACATTCTGTCCTGACTACGATAATAAAGTTATTCGTGATATACCTAATCCACATAAGAACGGTAAAATACCTATCGTATTAAAATACTGCTTCCCTCTAGTTGATTCTATTTATGGACTAGGTGACTTTGAAAGAGGTAAAACCCTTCAATATGCTATGGACTCACTGATAAACCTCTATTTAGATGGTGTGAAGATGAGTATATTCCCTCCAACTATTATGAACCCCAACGGAATCGTGCCTTCAAGTGTACGCTACAGCCCAGGTGCTAGATGGCTAGAAAATATGCCTAACTCAATTCGACCTTACAATACTTCTCCACAGGGTCTCTCTACCTTCCAATCTACTTATTCGTTCTTAATAGGTTCTATGCTTAATCAAAATGGAACTACCGATACTGCTGCTAATTCAGAATCGACCTCGGACCCAGGCTTTGGCAAGACTCCACAAGCTCTACAGATGCTCCAAGCTCGTGAGAACACCAGAGACAACTGGGATAGGTTTATGATGGAACAAGCAGTAGAGGAGCTGTATGATGGATTCGTCAATCTAACAGCTAAAAAACAACCTAAACCAATCAAGCTAGACTTGTTTGGTGCAGAAGTAGAACAAATAGCCCAACTATATCCAGATGTAGCCGAGATACTTAAAGTATCTGAATCAGGTGAATATGGACAACTTACAATTAAGCCAGATGCTCTAGGTAAAGATTGCAACTATCGTTATTACATAGATGCTAACTCAACTAGTAGAAAAGATGATGCCCAACAATCAGAAGCTCTTACAGCACTACTCGTGGCAGTATCTAAAATACCTGGTCTTAATCAAGAGTTGGCTAAAAATGGAACCAAGTATGATATTGGTGAGCATATGAAGCGTATCTTTGCTACATCAGGTGTAGAAGGCTATGATAAAATACTTACTCAAATGAGTCCTGAAGAGATGATGGAGGCACAAATGCAAGCTCAAGGTAACCCAGCTGCACCAGAACAAATGATAGGTGGGCAAGGCGGAGATGTAACTGCTCCATCAATAGCTGAACCACAGTCTCCTGAACAGATGAGTATGGCAGCTCCAATGGGAGTAGACCCAGACACTATACCAGCTCAAGCTAGACCAGAGGTAGGTCAGATGGCTTATATCCCACAGAAGTTAGGAATCAATCCAGAAATACAAATAGAAGACCCCGAAATAGCCCAAATAGCCCAAGATTTATTTAGTTAAAGGAGGAGAGTATGAGTTCAGACATAATAGTAGAAGGACTTGAGTTCAGTATCACGCAACAGACTGAAGTAGATAAACAAGAAGAAACCAAAGACAAACAAATAGCTAATCTAGTTAATCATCCTGGCTGGCTAGAGATAGTTAAAGTGATGCAAGAAAAAGTTGAGTTCTATAAAAAGATGTCTGGTGTAGATACCTCTAAAATGAACCTAGAAGAAATAGGTCAGAAGTTTATTGTTTCTAATCTTGTCGCTGATGAATTACAAGGTATTCTAAACTTGGTAACTCAAACAGCTAACGAGATTAATAAACGTGAAAAAAAATGATGACAAGATAGAGTTTTCTATCTCCCAAGAGGAGTTAGATAAGAAGTGGGCTGAAGCCAAAGCTAGTATGCAAGGTCACTCTTGGATACAGCAAGGTACAGAGATTAAATGCGACAGTTGTCCGTTCCCACACTCATTTTATATAGAGCCTGGAAACATCTTAAAAGGTATTGACGAAGACGGTAATCCTATTATAGAAGCTGTCTTGACACAGTAGTAACATATGCGTTATAACTAAATCAGAAATATTATTTCAGGGCGTAGCCAAGAGCCTGACATAAGTCAAACGTGGGCAGTCATTTAATATAGGGAGTATGTGATGGAAGAACCAACACAAGAAGTAGAAGAAACTACTTCGGCTACCCCAAGTCAAGAGCAAACAGAATCTGAAGAAGTTACAACTGAAGAATCTGCAACTGCAAGTGACGAGGTAGCTGTAGAAACAGAAGAAGTAAAGTCCGAGGAGGAACCAGTAAAGAAGCGTTCAAACCGTCTAGAACGTAGATTTGCTAAAATGTCACAAAAACATAGAGAACAAGAGGAAGAAATACGAAGATTAAGTGCAATGCAGCAACCAATCGTAGATACACCTCAAGTTCCACTTGACCAGGAAATCACTTTAGACCAGTACGGTCAAGATGTCGCAAGACAAGCAAAAGCTGCTGCCAGTGCTGAAATACAGCAAATAAGGTATGAACAAGCACTCAAAGAACGTGCAGACAACTTTGAAAGAGATGTAGATTATATTGAACGAAAGTATGATATTCTGAACGAAGATAGTCCAAACCACGACAGTAAGATTAGTTCTAAAGTCGCTAGTATGTACGAAAAGTTAAGTAAGAATAATCCAGATGTTCGTTTAAAAGATATAGTCGAAGATGTTATGGATATAGTTGAACGTCAATCTGCTCACTCAAGTGCTGAAACCTCTGCCTCTGTCGCAAAAGCTGCTGCCGAAACATCAATTAAACCTGATGCTACGAGTGGTAAAGAACCCAAGAAGGACTTTGAAGAACTCTCATTAAGAGAAATGGAAGAACAACTAGGTTTCAACAACTAGCATCTAGAAAACGGAGAAATTAAATGGCTGCTCAGACAACCACTCTGCTTTCTGCTGAAGTTTCAACTTATTACGAAAGAGTATTTTTAGCTCGTGCTATGAAACGTCTAATCCACGAAGAAGGTGGACAACGTAAAAGCCAACCAGTAGGTGAAGGTAAAGTAGTAAACTTTACTCGCTACACCCCACTTGCTGTTGCTACTGCTGCTCTATCTGAAGGTACAAACCCAACAGAAACAGATTTAACTGCTTCTACCGTATCTGCTACACTTGCAGAACGTGGTAGCCAAGCAAAAATTGCTCGATTCTTGAGTACAACCTCAATCGACAAAAACAACAAAGAAAAAATAGAAGTATTCGGTCAAAATATGGGTGAATCACTAGACACACTATGTCGTGATGAACTTGTAACTGGCTCAACTGCTCAGCTAGCTGGTGGTAACTCACTTATCTCTGCTGTAGCTGCTTCTAACACAATGAGTGTATCTGAAATCAAGAAAGCTGTGCGTACCCTAGAAGGTAACTCTGCTATGCGATATGATGACGGATTCTTCATTGGTAAGATTCAACCTTACACTTGGTACGACCTAGTTGGTGATACAACTTGGGTTAACGCTAAAACTTATAGTGATGTAAAAGACCTCTATAAGGGTGAAGTTGGAGAACTGTTTGGAGTAAGATTCTTACTTACAAACAATGGTCACACTACTGCCTCTACTGTAACTGTGTACTCTAACTTGATACACGGTAAAGAGTCATTCGGTGTACTAGACCTAGCAACTGATAGTCCAAAACTGTACATTAAGACACCTGGTTCGCAAGACACTAGCAACCCTGCTGATAGATATTCAACTATCGCTTGGGCTGGTTCTTACGTATGTAAAGTGCTTAACAGTAATTGGATTATAAATGTGAAAACAGGAGCAACAGCTTAACATAGCGTTTGACTTCTGATATACACATATCATATAATACTCCTAGAGATAACATCAAAGGGAGTATTATATTTTATGAAGAAAAAATGTATAAATTGTGGGTCACATTATGCCATAAAGACCAAGTGGTCAAAGAATAGAAGAAAGAACTCAAAGTTTTGTAGCGTAGAATGTTATAGAAATGGTATCACAACCAGTATGAGACAGGCTATGGCTGAAAATGCTAGACGTAATATAGCTAAAGAAACACCAGAACAGCGTAAAAGTAGGATGGCTAAGACAATAGAATCTCGTAACAAGAATGGTATATGGGTATCGCCTGGTCTTGGCAAAACTAAAGATAAGAACTATGCCTGGAAGGGCGATAAAGCTAACTACAACTCTAAACACAGGTGGATACAGAAACATTGGACTAAAACAGGTACCTGCGTTAAGTGCAAAATTACACCAGAACCATTCGGTAATCGTAAATATGGTACAGAGTGGGCTAATATTAGTGGCGATTATAACAGGGAAGATAGAACAGACTGGCTAGAGCTATGTGTAGGTTGTCATAGAAAATTAGATGCTTAATTGGTATATGGTATAATTTGTCTATGGACAGACAGCACGACATTAGTATGATAGAAAAAGAACTGCGTAGACCAGGGCTAAGTGCTTTCCAACGCAAGCAATTATTAAGAGCAAAAGACAATATATTAAACGAAACTAAAAAAATAAAATCTATGAGAGAAGCACTGGTCAAGGCACATAGGGAAGGGAATACTGATGAAATCAACGACATCAGAGAGTTCACAGAGCACCACAGAGAGTACCGTAGCTCCTTTTAGGGTCGCTCAAGAGCCAGAAACAGTACAACAAGCCCCAGAGGCTCAAAAAGATAAAACAAGCACTCAGCTTGGAACTGCTGATGGACTATTTATAGGATATGAAATGGATAACGGTGTGCCTTATATGGCTGACTACCTAGGGATTAGAGATACCTACAAACAAGACCCTGAAGCCTATTCAGAGATTGACTCTATAAGTGAATATTTAAACGAACTTGTAACTACTGGACAGCTAGATAACTCCACTAGTGCAGTAAAAGAAAAACTTAAACAACTAGAAAAATTATCTGGTGTAGACAAAACAGAACGTGTTACTATGAAACTAACTAGATTAGCTGAATACGCTAATTTTGAGAACAAGATAAATGAAGCTAAACATAATTCAAGCAAGTGGAGTAGATAATGGCAGTACCAGATAGGCAACAAAGCCCTGAAATAAAAAGAAGTGAACAGGCAGTTCAGAACTGGTCTTTTGATGAAGTATACAAAGTTTTATCTACGGTTGGTCTAGGAGAATACGCAGGAGCATTATATCGTTTACAAGTAGATGCTAGTGGTAATCTAAAAACCACAGCAAGTGTGGACACTACAGGGCTTGCTACAGAAGCCAAACAAGATACTATTATTGGTCACGTTGATGGGCTAGAAACAGCAGTAGCTTCTACTAATACCAAACTGGACACAGCCAACTCTACTCTAGGTACTATAGATGCAGATACAGGCAGTCTAGCCAGTACCGTGGTAGGAGGACAGCTTCAGGTAGATTTAGCAGCGGTATCAACAACTTTATATGTAGAGCAACCTACTGGCTCTGCACTCCAAACTACAGAAGCCAATAGTGCAGCCAT